CGTTAAGGCGGTCCACAATCAGGATCACGAAGCATTTACAAGTGCGCTTAATACACTTATGTCGAATAAAATTTCGGCTGCGGTTGACGCAAAGCGGGTTGAGGTTGCTGGTAAAGTATTCAACAATATCGATACTAAAGATTCTTGAAATCTTTATTTGTATAAATAAATACCATGAAGTTAATCACTGAAACTTGCGAAGATCTCGAGGTTATCACCGAAAAAGCTAGGGGTGGTAAGGACTATTTTCTGCGCGGGGTGTTCATGCAGTCCGAAACTAAGAACCGAAACGGGCGAATTTACCCAAAACCAATCCTCGAAAGCGCGGTCAATAAGTACAACGAGGCTTACGTCTCCAAAGGGCGCGCGGTGGGTGAATTGAACCACCCCGACGGACCGACGATTAACCTCGATAAAGTTTCCCACCGGATCACAAATCTGGAATGGAAAGGTAATGATGTTATCGGTGAAGCGCTTATTCTTGATACTCCAATGGGGCAAATCGTCAAAGGGCTTTTGTCCGGTGGTTGTCAACTTGGTGTGAGTTCGCGTGGTATGGGAACAACTACAAACGTAAAGGGTGTAGCGACGATCAATGATGATTTTGTTTTGTCTACAGTCGATATTGTTCAAGACCCCTCGGCCCCGTCGGCGTTTGTCGATGGAATTATGGAAGGAGTTGAATACTTCTATGAGGGTAACGAACTGATTGCGGTTAAAGCAGACCAGGTTAAGGAAAAAATTTCGAAATTGACGACCAAACAAATCGTCGAAAAACAGAGTAAACTTTTTGCTGATTTCCTTAAAGAAATCAGTGTATAAATTTTTAGTTATGGGCGGAGTGAATATGTTATGGGTTTATTGAGATTAACGAGACTGGAGATTATCTCCCTCTCTAACTTAAATTAGAAACGAGTATGGAACAAAAAGACGAAAATGTCGATCCTCAAGAGGACATCATCGAAGATGTTGATGTTGAGGAAGTTGAGGCCTTGGTTTCTTCTGAACAGTCTGAGAGCGAAGATCCGGTCTCTGACGCTGTGATGAAGGAAGCGAAAGGAAAAAAGGAGTCTGACGAAGAAGACGAAGAGGAGCCGGAAGGCGATGACGAGTCTGACGATGACGACGATGACGAGTGTAACGAAGACGTTAACGAGTCGAAAGACAAGAAGCTGGACAAAGTCGGTGATGAAGACGACGACGTTGATAACGACGGCGACGAAGACGCATCGGACGAATACCTGAAAAATCGCCGGAAGGTTGTTGCGAAAGCGATCGCTGACCGTGAGAAGGAAGGTAAGACTGAGTCTGAAAAAGACGAAGACGATAATAAGAAAGAGTCGATCGACTTTTCAAATATTCAGAAGCTTGTCGAAGATGAAGAAAACCTCTCTGAGGGGTTCAAGACAAAAGCCGCTTTGATCTTCAAGACCGAGGTTGACGCCAAGGTTAGCGAAGTTGAAGAAAGGTTGTCGGAAGAGTACAACGAAAAAATGGAAAACGAATTGGCGGAAGCCGTCGAGACGTTGACTTCCAATATTGACGAGTACCTTTCCTATGCGGTCGAGAACTGGATGAAGGACAACGAAGTGGCCATCGAGAGTTCGCTTCGCACTGGCCTCGCCGAAAACTTCATCGGTCAACTCCGAACGTTATTCACCGAGAACTTCATTGAAGTTCCGGAAGCGAAGGTCGATCTCTTCACGAAAATTGAAGATGAATTGTCTGAAGCGAAGACAAATCTTCAAAAGTCCGAAGAGATCGTTGAAGGCCTTGCGGCTAAAGTCGATCGCCTCGAGCGTGAGAAGATCCTTAGCGAAGAAAGCGAAGGGCTGGTTAAAACACAAGCATCTAAACTGGCCACGATGGCTGAGGGTGTGGAGTTTGATTCGCCTGAGCAGTTTCGCTCCAAACTTGGAACTTTGAAAGAGTTCTATTTTGGACAAAAGCAAAATATCGTTGAAGAAGTTGAAGAAGAGGAAGTCGATTCGGCGACCTATTCGACGTCGACCGAAACGATCATCGAAAGCGATAATTCCCAAGAGGAATTATCCCCGACGATGCAATCCTACCTTAAAGCTATGAGCCACTTGAAGCGCACAAGCGTTGATGGCAAATAGTTTTATTATAAAACAAACCATAACATATAACACATAACCTAAATTAAAACAATGTTTCAATCCGAACAACTAGAAAAGAAGTGGGCGCCCATTCTTGAGGCCGCCGACGCTCCGGCTTTCGCTGATCCTCAGCGTAAAGCAGTCACCGCAGTGCTCCTTGAGAACCAGGAAAAGGCTCTCAAAGAAAGCCGCGCTCAGTCGAACTACCTGGTAGAAGCTACCGAGACCGATAACGTTGCGTCGTCCATCGACACTTGGGATCCAGTACTTATCTCCCTCGTTCGGCGTTCGATGCCGAGCCTCGTCTCATATGACGTCGCCGGTGTTCAGCCGATGACTGGTCCTACTGGTCTCATCTTCGCGATGAAGGCCCGTTACCAGACGTCAGCTTCGCTCGACACCACGAACGACACGCCGACGCCGACAGACGAGGTGACCGACGGAGATGAGGCTCTGTTCAACACCATTCACCAAGAGTACTCCGGTCCTCAAACGACCGCTGTTGGTGAAACGTCCGCCGGTACCATTTCTCGCGAAATGGGTTTCACCGTCGAGAAGTTGCAGGTGCTTGCTAAAACTCGTGCGCTCAAGGCTGAGTACACGATGGAGCTTGCGCAGGACCTCAAAGCTGTTCACGGACGTGACGCTGAGGCCGAGCTTGCCAACATCCTGTCGACTGAGATCCTTGCGGAAATCAACCGCGAAGTGATCGACGCAATCAATACTGTTGCAACTCCGGGTGCTACCCTGAACTCTCCTGGGGTATTCGATCTCCACGCTGACACCGATGGTCGTTGGGCGGTTGAGCGGTACAAGGCGCTCCTCTTCCAACTCGAAATCGAAGCTAACGAGATCGCTAAAGGCACTCGTCGTGGCAAAGGTAACTTTGTCCTGTGTTCCTCGAACGTCGCTTCGGCTCTCGCTGCCGCTGGCGTGCTCGACTACGCTCCGCAGCTTAGCACGAACCTGAACGTTGACGACACCGGCCAGACTTTTGCCGGTCTTATCAACGGTCGCCTGAAGGTCTTCGTTGACCCGTTCGCGACTTCTGACTACGCGACCGTCGGTTACAAGGGTTCGAACGCATACGACGCCGGTATCTTCTACTGCCCGTACGTTCCGCTCACGATGATGCGTGCGACTGGCGAGAACGACTTCCAGCCGAAGATCGGGTTCAAGACTCGTTACGGTCTGGTTGCTAACCCGCTGGCTGAAGCCTCCGGTGCTCTCACAGCTGACACCAACCCGTACTTCCGTACGTTCACCGTTGACGGGATCCTCGGTGCTGGTGCCTAATCTGGATTAGAGATTAGCCCATAAAAATTCAGGGGGCGGTTCCGAAAGGGGCCGCCCCTTTTTTTGTTGTTGACTATTGAATAAATAAAGAATATGGCTATCGATAATTCACTCCTTCCGACCGGTCTGTTTCGTATCGTTATCGGCGACGGTTCTGATGAATTGCAACGGCTTCTTTCAAAGAATGCTGTGGCGGTTGGGTTTCCTGGTATTTCTTCCGCGGAACTTCCAGCACCATTCCGTAATAAGCAGGGCTTCACTCCTTCCGATGCAATTTCCTATGAGACACTAAGTGTGACATTTGCAGTCGACGAACAACTGCGTGTTTATCAGAAACTCCACGATTGGATCGTCGCTAATACAACGGACGATAATCTCGACGTGCACGATATTGCGGTGGAGTTTATTACCTCCCACTATAACGTCTCTAGAACGTGTCGGTTTCACAACGCGTTCCCAACAGCAGTTGGAGGTGTCGAACTCAACGTTCAACAGGAAACGACGGACTATGCGTTTATTGAAGCGACGTTCGCATACGATCGATTTGTTTTCGACGACGTGTAGAAATCACGATATATATTTTCGTGATAGACATTGAAACGATTTTAAGCGAGTGGGAACAGGATTCTAAAATTGATCAAAACGCACTCGATGCGACGACGATCGAGTGCGCCGTTTTACATCAGCGATATCTGAAATACTATACACGTGCGAAACTGCTCGTAAAAAAAGCCGAGGCGGAGCAGGCGCGACTTCAGCTAGATAAGTACCTGTACTATACGGGAAAAATGTCCCGCGCCGATATGGATAAGCGAGGGTGGGATTACGACCCGTTCAAGGGGCTTACAAAACCACTAAAATCAGAACTTGAATTGTGGATGAAGGCAGATCCGGACATTGAGAAATGCGACCTCAAGGTTGAAGTTGCGAAGGAAACCGCCAATGCTCTGAAGGAAATTTTGGATACACTGCGCTGGAGAAACCAATCTATCAAGAATATCATCGACTGGAGGCGGTTTCAAGCTGGATCGTAATAATGACTGAACGAGAGAAAAAAATTCAAAATAAGGCCAAATATCTTATCGCCAAAGGATACGTCCGCAATATCGATTTTGAAGAATTGATTATCGCCCTTCGGAAGTGCGACGATCGTCAATGGCAATGGTAAAGTCATGAGCACAGTCCATTTCGATAAAATCAACGAGGCGATTGTCAGGGTCACGTCTGACGATCAAGGCGCGATGATGGAATTATCGGAGGCCTTTACGTTTTATGTTGACGGTTATAAGTTCACCCCCGCATATCGCAATAAATTCTGGGATGGCAAAATTCGGCTCTACGATGTTCGGACTGGAAATTTACCCTACGGTCTCGTTCACAAAGCGTTAAAAATTACAAACTCTCGCGGGTACAACATCGAGATCTCTGATGAGTTGTCGCCATCAGATCCTCCCTCTGAACTCGAAATTCTTAAGTTCATTTCAAGCCTTGATATACGCCACGGTGGTGCACCGATTGAACCTCGAGATTACCAGATTCGTGCAGTAGTCAAATCGATTCAAGACGGACGAAAACTTATCGTTTCTCCAACCGGTTCTGGTAAATCGCTAATCATCTATTTGGTGTTGCGTTACTTTCTTGAGAACAGTGAAGAATCTGAATGTGGTTTGGTCATCGTCCCGACTACTTCATTGGTCGAACAGATGGCGAAAGACTTTGCGGATTATAGTTCCCACGATAACGACTTCGATGCCGAAGAAGAGGTACACAAAATTTATTCTGGTAAACAGAAAGACACGCATAAACGAATCACGATTACAACCTGGCAAACTGCCGTGAAATGTCCGCGGACCTGGTTCTTAAAGTATGGTATGGTCGTCGGCGATGAAGCTCATGGTTTCAAAGCAAAATCACTTTCGCAAATCATGAACAGTTGTGTCAATGCATATTACCGTATTGGAGCAACGGGTACACTTGATGGTTTACAGTGCAATGAATTACAGTTAATCGGCCATTTCGGGCCGATTTTTAGAGTTATAACGACGAA